TTCAGGAGTTGCAAAGCAATTTATCACAGAATATGATTTTTGTGGATAAGGAAGATCAAAAGTTGAAAGTAGCTAAAGAAGTTTTTAAAGCGGCTACTAAACCAGTAAAACAAACTATTGCTAAAGACTTGCAAATGATTCGTTCGCAGGTGGAAGAAGTGAACGAAGAAGTGTATTTACTCAAGGATATTGAGGAGGGTAAAATGGGTTACTATTCTAAGGAAGGGATTTTGGTTTTTGAAAGAAATCTTCGTCCTGATGAAATGCAATATTCAATTCAGGATCATTTAAGAAAAGCGCAATAATTATGGAAAAAGAGTTAAAAATCAACATCGAAAAAGGGGTTGACACAGTTACTATTTGGCACGGAACAGTTGAGCCTGAATATCATTTAAAAGCTCTTGAAGTAAAAGGCGGGGCAATTAATTCGGTTCACGAATATTTGTCTAAAAAAGTGGTTTCTAATGAAATTATTGAGCATTCAAAAATTGAATTCTGCTATGATAAATTATACATCCATTTGCTGTATGACGCCCGCCAGCGTAATCCTGATGTTATCCAGGGAAGTTTAAAGCTGCATCCTGATTTAGAAAAATTCAATATCAATTCAGGAAAATCCTATTCCACTTTTGAATTGGCTGATTTTATCAAAATGAATCGCCATTACTTCGAGAATAAAGAGTATGCTATGAAATTGGTGAATGAATTGCGAAAATTTGAAGGTAAAGTAAATCGTGATTTGGAAGCGAAAACCGATGATCGTGGTAATAAGCGTGCTTTGATTAATCAGGTGGTGGAATCGAATATTCCTTCCGGATTTCATTTAGAAGTTCCGGTGTTTGTAGGTCAGAAAAAAATAAGACTGGAAGTTGAAGTAACTATAAACGCATCTTTCGAATGTAGTTTGATTTCTCCTGATTTAAAGGAATTGATTGACTTAAAATCTAAAGAGATTTTAGGCGAGCAATTGGATTTAATTAGAGCCTTGCATCCTGAGTTGAAAATTTTTGAATTGTAAAAAAATAAAAAGATGAAAAATTTCAACGGAACTTTTGTTACTGTTTTTACAGAAAAGGGATATCATAAAGCGATGTTGCCAAATGGTGAAGTGATACCACATGCGGTTAAATCTATAGTTACAGATGAAGTGGGTTATGCAAATGCAAGATTTGATTTCGTTGTAAATATACTTCCTACGAAAGAAGATGCTTTGGCTAAATATAAAGAATTTGGTTTAGGTATAAAGAGTCCTTGGGTTAAGGCTATTGAGGAAAAACCAAACGGTAAAGGTTTTTTTAAATGTTTTGGTACCCTTAATAAGGGTACTAAGCATGAAAAAAGAACTTATTTTGATGCTTTTTATGATGGTGATCGATTTGTTGATAAGGATGGCGAAGATTTAATAGGTATTAATGAATCTGTTGAATATTGGTTTGATTTTTCAACAATCAAAAATCCTGAGTAACTATGAAATCCATCACTTTTGATACCGAAAAAGCTAACAGAATTGAAAATGCTGTGTGTAGTGAATTTGGATTTAGTATCTCTGAGATTGTAAGCTATCGGGATGCTATGGCTAAAAAAGTGGTGGTTTTTCTATTGGTAAAATACTTTGGTTGGGATAAACGAATGATAGGCAGGAAATACCAAATGTCTTATTTATACGTGCCTACTGTGGTGTTGGAAATGGAACAAATGGAAAAGGTAGTTGCTGTTTTTAAAGTGAAAATATGTTTAATTCTAAATCAATTTAATAATGAGGAAATTTTGGACTGAAGCCGAAAATGAATTAATCAGGCTGCATTATCCTGATAAAAAAACGGATGCTATTGTTTGTTTTTTTAAAGATAGAACGGCTAGAGTGATTCAACAACATGCAGCAGCTATTGGAGTGAAAAAAAGTGAAGCTTTTATGAAAAGCCCTGAATCTGGAAGGATTTCGAAACAAAATGATATCGGGGTTAATACTCGGTTTTCACATCAAATGCCAGGATGGAATAAAGGGAAAAAGCAGGCTGATTACATGAGTGCTGAAGCGATTGCAAATACGGCTAAAACCCGATTTAAAAGAGGACAGGACCCGCATAATACACAGCCTATAGGTTACGAACGAATTACTAAAGATGGTTATGTTGAAGTAAAAGTGCGTCATCTGAAAGATGGTGATGGTAAGAATAAGAATTTCGAACTAAAACAGCGGTTGATTTGGGAACAAAAAAACGGTCCTATTCCTGATGGCGGGATTATTGAATTTCTGGACGGTGATAAATTGAATTTTGAAGATTCTAATTTGGTTTTACGAACCCGAAAAGAAAATTTACTTCGAAATCGAAATTCTGATTCGGCTATTGTGAGAAAACTGTTTAAGGTTAAAGAGCCGGAATTGGTGGCTGAGATTATTAAAAAAATACCTGCTGTAATTGAGTGTAAAAGAAAAATATTAAAAATTAAATCTGATTTAAATGAATCCAAACGAAAAATTAACCCAGTTACTAACGGATAAGTTTTTTAAGCATGAAGGCGATGATTATGCTTTTATGAGTTGTAAAACTGTTGGTTCAAATTTAATGATTCTAACGAATAAAAAAACAATACAAATTCCTGTAGATCGGTTTGTGAGTTTTTACGAAAAAGTGGAATCTAATTGCTATGCTGCGGGCGATGTGATTAAAAAAGAATTTGTACCCACAAATCTGCCTGTAAAAAAGCCTGATGGTGAGACTTTGCCAACTGAATTTAAACCGAGAGATTCTGTAATAGTTATTCCTGAATCGCCAAAGGTTTTTGATAAACTAAATAACAGTTTTGAAAGCCTGATTGATGCTATAGATAATGCTTCGGAGGCTGATTTAAAAAACTTAGAGATAAAGGCAAAAATGCTGACTTCGGTGGCTCAAACCGCTATTAATATGGAAAACAGCCGTAATAGTCTGATTAGGATAATTTCAGGGAAATAATTGTAGTTATGGATATAATAATAAAGCAGGAGTTTGTTTTAAAGTATCATTTAAATAGAGATGAAATGTTAGTTTTTTCTTTGCTTCAAACGTTTAAGAATGTTTTGAGTTTAAGTGAAATTACTAATTACTTGATGGTTGTTGATGCGTTTTCAATTTGTATAAGCTTAGATTCTTTGTTAGAAAAGGAGTTGATTTCTGTAGAAGAAATTGATGGTAATCAGTATTTTAAAATTAAATAATAACTCTATGGATCAGCCTAATTTCTACGCTATCATTCCTGCAAATGTTCGGTATGATAAGAATTTAAAGCCAAATGCAAAATTATTGTATGGTGAAATTACGGCTTTGTGCAACCGTGACGGCTTTTGCTGGGCTGCTAATGATTATTTCGCTGAATTGTATAATGTTGATGCTGTCACTATTTCTCGATGGATTTCTCAGTTAGTTTCGGGTGGTTATGTATCGACTGAAATTTTGAAAAATGAAGGAAATAAACGTAAGATTTATATTGCCGACCTATTGACTAAAAAGTCAAGACCTATTGACAAAAAAATCAATAGGGTATTGACAAAAAAATCAATAGCTATTGACAAAAAAGTCAATTCTAATATAAGGATTAATAATACAATTAATAATACAGAGAATAAAGAAGATTCTTCGCTCGCTTTTTTCGAAAAAAATTATCCTTCTAGATTTGAGTCTTTGATGATGCAGTATAAAAACCAAATTAATGACTTCGTCAGGTTTTCGGAAAGTTTTGAGGCAACTGTGATGCAGGAAAAATTAGAGTACGATGGGAATGTTCTTGAAGGTAGATTTCGAAAATATGCGATGAACTGGGTCGCTAATCAAAATAAGTTTGAAAAGCCAGTGATAGAATTGAATTCGAATGCAAATCAACCACAACGTAAATTTTTTAAAGGATAATGGAAAAATCGAATAAATATCAAGCTAAAAAAGTAGATAGAACTCCGGTGATAAATCTTGAAAAAGGGAAAATTCCACCTCAGTCAATCGAATTGGAAGAAGCTGTTTTGGGTGCGTTGTTAATCGATTCAAATTCGATTGATGAATGTTTGATTGTTTTGAAAACTGCTGAAGTTTTTTATAAAGAAGCGCATAAATATGTTTTTGAAGCGATTTCTGATTTGTATGCCAATAATGAATTGATTGATTTGTTAACTGTAAGTGCTCGTTTGCGTTCCATGAGTAAATTAGAATTGGCTGGAGGCGATTGGTATTTGATAAGCTTAACGCAAAAGATTGCTTCGAGTGCGCATATTGAAATTCATTCAAGATTGTTGCAGCAGTTTTATATTAAAAGGCAGTTGATTCGGGATGCTGCAATGATGCTTTCAATGGCTTATGATGCTGATAAAGATTCTTTGGAATTGTTGAATGAATGGGGTGATTCTTTGGATAATTTGAATGAGCAAATTTCGTCTGGTAGAAAGAATATTAGTTATGCTGAAGGATTGGATTTGGTTGAAAAACGTGTTGAATTCTTAACGCATAAATCACCAGAAGAAGTGACAGGTGCTCGCACTGGCTTTAATGTGATAGATCAGTTTACAGGCGGTTATCAACCTGGTGAATTGATTGTGGAAGCGGCTCGCCCTGGTATGGGAAAAACGGCAAAGATGTTGAAATGTGCGTTGGAAAATGCTCGAATTGGTAGCGGTGTTGGGATTATTTCGGCTGAAATGTCGGCGGTGCAATTGATTACAAGAACCGTGGCAATTGATACGAACTTTCACTTAACACAGCTAACTAAAAAAGGATTCGAAAAGAACGAATACTTTGCAACATTGAGTGTTAATAAGCATCGAATGAAAGGATTCCCAATCTATATTGATGATGCTGCATCGCCTGACATTAGGCACGTACAAGCAACGTTGCGAATGTGGAAACGAAAGTTTGATATTAAAATAGCAATCGTGGATTACTTGCAATTGCTTTCGGATAGTACTAAGTCGGGCAATAGAGAGCAGGAGATTGCTTCTATTTCCCGAAAGTTAAAAGGATTGGCAAAAGAATTAAACATTCCTGTGATTGCATTGTCTCAGTTGTCTAGAGCTGTAGAGACTAGAGGTTCGAGCAAGCGACCAATGTTATCTGATTTACGTGAGAGTGGAGCAATAGAACAAGATGCTGATATGGTTACGTTTATCTATCGTCCTGAATATTATAACATTGAAGTAGATGAAGAGCTATTAGAGATGGGCGCTAACACTGAGATAATATTTGCAAAGTATCGAGGTGGTGCGCCTGGAACAACGATAGGGTTACATTGGGATGGGAATAAAACAAAGTTTGAAGATCCTGCCGTTATGAATAAAGATTCTCATGATGAAGAATATCTTCCTAAAGTAAGTCCTGCTGAAGCATTTGGTCCTTCGGGTAGTGAAATTAATAATGATGAACCTTTTTAATTATGGCAAATAAACCAAAGAAGATAGTGAGAGCTTATGTCCCGGAGCGTAAAGCATTCGAGCGTGAACGATTAGAAAGTGATTTTGATTACAATGGTAGGAAGTGGCGTAAGGTTCGCTTAGAACAATTAGAAAAGTTTCCGTTGTGTTGTGATTGTGAAGCTGAAAACAAAGTAACAGCTGCTACAGTTGCCGATCATGAACCACAAGCAAAGGTATTGATAAGCCGTGGCGATGATCCTTATGATTTAAAGTGGTTAATGTCGCGGTGTAAAAAGCATCACGATTCTAAATCTGGGCGTGAACGTCATAAAAAATAAATAAAAAATAGGGGTATGGGGTAAAATCTCAATGAAGTGAAACTAGCGTACATCGCTGTTTATTTGGAATTTTACTCGGTGTGTTAATTTAGGTAGGGGGGTGTAAATGTTTAATAATTAGTGTTATGGGAAATTTAAAAATAGTAACTGGTGATGGTACAATTGCCAACGTAAATAAAAATCTTTATCAAATTTTAGATAAGCTTCCTACTCCAAATTCAAAGTTTGAATTGAGTGATGATCAAAAATATTGGTATAAATATTTTGGTCAGCAGTTAGTTGATACTAAAAAATTAACCAAGCCTGATCTTATTCATTTACATCAATTAGCAACTTCTGTTGATTATTACATTCAGGCTGAAAATAAAATTCGTGAAAAAGGTTTTAATGGTGGTTTGATTCAAACTTTTAAAGGTGGAGCAACAAATGTTTCAGGTTATGTTACTATTCGAGAAAAAATGATTAAAGAAATTAATGAGCTTTCAAAACATTTTGGGTTTTCATTTAAAGATCGTAGTAAGTTAATTGAACCTAAAGAAGTTGATAGCAACCAACCTGATTTATTTACTGCTTTTTTAAATGCTAATCATGGGTAACGGAAAAGCTAACCGATGTTCAGGAAAAGTAAGAACTGAACATTCGAGTAATAACAAATCTTACAGATACAAAACGATAATTAAATTAAACCTAAAGCCTGAATAGCGGTTAACGTATGTTATCACTTCGGCTTTTTAAACGCAAAGAAAATGATACAAGTATTTAAATGTGACCACTGCACTCACTTTACACAAGATGCAGAAGAAATGAGAAATCACGAAATTAAATGTTCTTTTAATCCAATAAACAAAAAATGTTACTCTTGTAAACACGCTTGTGAGGATGGATACCCTATTAGCGGACATATGGCAGGTTGTGAAATAGGACTAAATGCTTTCGAAGGCGAAAAAAACGGAAATTGTCTTGGTTGGGAAGCTGAGTGATAACGCCCCGCAGCTAAGCGAGGATTTTCGGATGTGATATGTGTATTTATTCCGCTTAACCAAATTTAACCAAGTACAAAAAAATCAACAAATTAATAACCAAATGCCGAAAATCTCGCTTAACTGCTGTTATCACTTCGGCTTTTTAACACCAAATAAAAATGAATAAAGTAATTACAATAGATAATTTTTTAAATGAAAAAGAAAAAGAAAATGAACCTACTAAAGCAAACATTAAAGAATGGATGATAGAATTTGCAAAACTTCACGTCAATGAAGCTTTAAAACAAGCCAGCGAAAAATTTAGTATTAATCTTTTTGGACCAGATATTAATGAAGTCAGAAAAGATATTTTAAACGCTTATTCTTTAGATAATGTTGAGTAAGCTGAGTGATAACGTTATCTCGCTTGGCGAGGTTTGGGGCAAAAATGCCCGATTTTTCAATTTAAAAACAATATTTCAATATGGAAAATAATAATCAAATTCAAGACCAATCCCCAAATCTTGCCAAACGAGTGT